CCTGGCAAACTTCTCGATGCGGGCTGGCGTGAATACGCGGGCGATCGTGTTCTGGAGTCGCTGCCAGGCGCGCTGCATCTTGCCCGCGTTGCTCTTGCTAAAGGTCGCGTAGTCCTCCTGGACCGCGTTGCTCTTGATGCCAATCTCCACGAACTCGCGGAACTTCTTGACGTTCTTGGCCAGCATCTGAAACGCACGGCGGCCCTCGGCCCGGCCGAACGCTTTTTGTAGGGCTTCCGGGTCGCGCATCAGGCGCGATTTGCTGATGTCGGCGACGATCTGCGACACGTTGCGGAACGACTTGACCCCGCCTTTGACGTTGAAGATCTTGACTCCCGCCTTGGTAAACGCGCTGGTCTTCTTGCCGAACGCGGTCATCATGCCCATGAATCCCGTCACCGCCTCGGACCCGGAGCCAAAGCCCTTGCGCACTACCTGAAGCGCGGCGCCCAGCTCGGCGAGGCCCTCGACGCCGATCTTGCCGAAGTCGGGGAACTGCGACCCGACGGTCGCCATGAGCGACGACAGCTCGCGCAGCTCGATGGCGCCGGCCTTGCCCTGGGCGAGCAGGATGCTGAACGCCTTCTCGAACTTGCTGGAATCGATGCCCAGGTTGTCCTGCATCGCCGCGGCGGTCGCCGCGATGTCTTCCATGCTCGCGCCCGAGCCGGCCGCCACCATGCTGAAGGTGCGCAACGCCTTGCGCGCGCCGTCGATGTCGCCGGTGAGCGAAACGAACTTGGCCGCGCCGTCCAGGATCGCCGAGCTACTAACCCCGGTCTCGGTCGATACGCCTCGGATCTCGGTGCGCATCTGGCCCATGTACTGGGCGCTCTTGCTCGACTGAATTTGCAGGCGCGTCAGGCGCTTTTCAAAGTCGTAGACCTGACGCCCCATGAGGGCGAAGGTGCCGACTCCAGCGAAGCCCGCCGCGCCGGCCAGCGAGCGGCGCACGCCTTGAAACGAGCGCTTTAGATCGCGGGACGTACCTCTACCGAAGCGCTGGAACTTCTTGCGCGCTTGGCGGAGCTGCGGGTCGAGCTTGCGCGAGCGCGCTCCGACCTCGACCGTTGCGTTCCTGACTCCCTTGGGCATCGTTGGGCATACGCCGGCCTACGAAGCGCAAGCGCTTCGGCGGCGTGGGGGGCTCAGGTGAGAGCGCGCGCTCTCGAACCTCAGCGAAGTACCAGACCTGCCAGTCAGTTAGTTGGCTGGCGGGTTGTCCAAAGTAAGCAAATAGCTCGCGAGCTAATGCGACCCGAAACTGTTCAAGACCGCCCTGTCCTTTTTTTTTGCGGCTTCGGCGATGGCGTCGAACAGCTCCGGATGGAGCTTCGCCGGGTCGGGATTGACGTCGTCCTCGAAGTCGAGATACTCGCTCGCGAGCAGGTCGCGCTCATCGACCGACAGCAGGTCGCGCAGCTCGTCCACACTGGCGGCGAACGGCACCGGGAACGGCTCCGACGCGTCGCCAACACTTGCGGCGTCGCGCATCGCCAGGAACAAGATCTGCCAGACGACTTCGTCCTCGAGGTCGGAGTGCATGCGCAGCTCGACCGGCAGGTTCAGCTCGCGGAACCGGTCGGCGGCGGCAGCGAGGCACTCTTGCTTCTCGGTGCCGGAAAGCACGCGCCAGACGAACGGTGTCTTGTCGCCTGGCAGGGCTCCCGGTTTGGTCTCGCGTTTCCCGCGCCGCATGCGCGCCAGAGCGCTGTGAGCTTGCGCTTCCAGATCCTTCATCTACGCCTCCGGCTTGTGATCGAGTGCGAGCAACTCGGCGTTGATCACGCTCTCGCCGTTCGCGTTGTGGGATTTGTTGACCTCGATGACGAGGCAGTCCTGTAAGTGAAAGCGATTGCCGTCCTCGTTCTCTTCGTACGCGATGAGAAACAGCTTTCCGGTGCGTTCGAGCCCGTACCAATCGATCTCGGGAGGCACCAGCTCCTTGGCCTCGATGCGCACGCGGAACTCTGGGACGCCGCGCTTGTAGCCGATCGCCCGGCGCTTGCGGCGCATCGTTGGCACGGCTTCAGCGTTCGGGTTGGACTGGGTGATGTCGAGGCTCACGATGCTCTGGACCTCGCGGCCATCAAGCTCAATGATGGCAATGTCGACGACTTCTCTGGCCATGGGCCTCCTCTGGCAGGCGAGCTGGAAGCCCTGCGTCCACCGGGTCAGCGAGTGCTACAAATGAGGGCAACTCGACTATTCGAGCAGCAGGTTGAACACGTTCATGATCTTGTTCAGCGGCGGGACGACGGACGCGGGAATGGCCTGGACCAGCATCGTCGAGTCGACGGCATCGGTCTCGACAACGAGCTGGTCGGCGTGCTCGTCCACGCTCTGCACAATCTCCAGGTCCTCCACCTTGCGCATAGTGTCGAGGGTGACGGCGCGCAGCGCCTTGCGCGTGCGCTTGTTCCTCTTGGCCCGCGGGAACGCGAGCGCCTGAGCGATATCGATCTGGCGGGCGAGATACACCAGCGAGCGGGGAATAGTCGCGTCGAGCAGCGCCAGAAACGTCACCCCGTTGTGCGTGGTCTTGGTCGTGGTGGCGCGCACGATCGCGGCCCTCGTGCCGCGCGCATTCGCACCGAGGAAGAACAGCCCGCCGGCGATCCCCGCATCCATCTCCAGCCCGCTGGGCAGGTCGTCGGCGTCGGCCAGGTACAGGTCGGGCAGCTCCACGCCATTGAACGGCAGGGCGGGGTCGTCTTCGGCGGCGATGATGGCTCCGACATACGCGGCGATCTCGGCGGGCGTATTGCGGAAGCCCTCACAGCTCACCACCATCTGCTTGAAGTCGTCAGCCTGGGTTGCCAGCACGGTGGCAATGGCGAGCGTCCCGGTCTCGGCGATCAAACTGAAGCGCCAGCGCTTGTTCTGGGTCGCCCACATCTCGGCGAGGTGGTCGGCGAACGCGTCGATGTCTTGCGTCGCGTGGTTCGCCGATACGACGACGTCGTAGTCCTTGTCCACCAGGACGTCGAGCGCAGCCGTGAGCGATGCCTCGCCCGTGCCGGCCGCGCCGGGCACAACCGATACCGTCATGCCGACGGGCGCCCCGATGGCTTCGTAGCGGACATCGTTGCCGTTCACGCCAGCGGTCACGTGGGTACACACGGCGGAGCTGCCCACGGTCGCCGCTGTCACGGGTAGGTCCGCCGCCCTGGCGCCGATCGCATCGGTGAGCGCCAGCGCCGCGTCGGCCGCCACCTCGCCACGCGACACCCCCGCGCGAATCCGGCGACCGGCGATGCGGACTTCGATGTTCCCGCCTTCGTCGGCGGCGCCCGCGACCTGCAATGCGACCACACGAGCGTCTCCGGCGGGCGCGGCGACGGCCACGGCCCAAATCTGCGGCGCCTTGCCATACCGTCGCGTCGCCATCAGTGCCCAGCGACACATCAGTGCCAGCTCCGACCCGCGGCCAAAGAACGCGTCAGCATCAGCGTCGCTAAAGATCTGACGCGGAGAGAGCACCGGCGCGGTGCCGGCGGACGACATGGCTCCAATGAGAGCGATGCGCGCGCCCAGCGGCGCCAGACCGCGCGCGGCGCTCTCGATGTTGAACTGAAAGTACCGGCCGGGCCGCATGACCGAGGCCGGTAGATTGTGCGTGATCGGCAAGGGCTAGTTCTCCTCGTTGCGGCGGGCGGGCTTGGCGACCGGCTTGAGGTCACCTTTCGCGATGCGGCGGCGATAGAAGCGCACGTCGGGCACTTCGACCGGCGTGTCGTAGATGCAGGTGCGGTCGCGACCCGTGGATGGGTCGATGCGACGCGCCTTGCGGATCATCGGGCAGGGTACGCCCGGGCGCCCCCACACGACCCACAGGGTCTTCGACATGACTACGTCCTTTCGTGATCGAACTCGATGATCGGATTGGCGCGCTCGTCCTCGACCAGGCTCACGCCCGTACGCGTGCGCTGATACTCGGGGTCGTTGGCGCCCGGGAGGGCGTGATGGGCGTCGGTGTAGACCTGATAGGTGAGCTGCCAGGCACCGAGTGCGGGGCTGCGAATCACAGGACGCTCGCCAGCGGGCACGAGCCAACCCACACCACGTACGCCCAGCTCGATACCGAAGATGTGTTCACGTACGTCTTCGATGATCTGATAGACGCCCGGGTCGGGATCGAACCCATCGCCGCGATTTCTGGATTCGCCGCTACGCAAGTTGCCCGACAGCACAAGGAGCTCGACCTGGATGTCGAGCTGCGCCATGCGCCGGCGGATGTTGACGCGGTCGTAGTCGCCGCTGCCCGTGCTCACCAAGACCGCTGGCGCGCGTCCAAGCAACACACGAACCAGGTCGTGGTCGTCGGCCTCGGGCGCGAGCGGGCCGTTGTAGGGCTCGATCGCTTTGAGGTAGCGTCCCCTGGTTCGCAACAGTGGGCTCAGCTCGCGAATGACCGCATTCTCGATATCGCGTCGTTGACTCACTAGCTCGCGACCTCTCCTCTTCCGTAACAGCGCCCCTAGTGCTAAACCAGCGCTGTATGTCCCCCGTTGGAATGATTGCCTTACTTGTCGCTTTGCTCGTGGTGCTCTGGTTCGTGGTGCCGTTTGTCGTGTGGGTTTTCGCGATTCCGTTGTCTGTCATTGCGTACCGGTTCTGGCTTCGCCGTCTCCAGCTCCGGCTCATTTTCCAGGGCATAGAGGAGTTGGGGCGTGCGACGGGCGCCGACTACCCGGACAGTGAGTTCGTCACCGACGACAATGGTGCGCTGGTGTTTCGCGCCGACGGATTAGAGTTTCGGATCGAACTCTCACGTCTATTCGACATTCTCATGGACGTGGAGGATGAAGACCGGCGGCGCGTTCAACTTCAGCTATTGTGGGAACGCGCGCGTTCGGAT